TCAATTTGTTGGTGGCACAACGCTTACACCGGGCTTCTTTATACTGGGGCCAACTCCAGATCAGGCGTATAATGTACAGATAAATTACTATTATGACCCACCATCTATTGTAACCGCAGGTACAACATGGTTGGGTGACAATGCCGAAACAGCTTTGCTGTATGGTGCATTACTAGAGGCGTACTCTTACATGAAGGGCGATACAGATCTTATGAATGAGTATAGAAAACAACATCAACTAGCTATGCAAGCATTTACCAAGGTGGGTGGTCTGCTTCAACAGGATGGCTATAGAAATGGGGAGGAGGGCTATAGCCCTGACGAAGCTAATGTTTAAGTTTAACGTAGATATACCAAAAGATCCTATAGTTAACATACAGACTACAGAGAATAGAGGGTTTACACCTGACGAAGTGGCAGAGAGATGTGTAGAGAAACTGATAAGTGTTTCTGATACTACACACCCCGCTATTCGAGATCAGGCACAAGCCTTCAAAAAGCACATGGAAAAAGTGGTTGCATTTTATATGCGAGAGGCTATTCGCAGTGACCGCACAACCGTGTATAATGCCTTGAAAGACGCGGGGCATCCTAAACTTGCCGAACTAATAAGGAGATTATGATATGGCATTTTCTGGTAACTACATGTGTACGTCCTTCAAGCAAGAACTTCTTGAGGGAGCGCACAACTTCAAAAACTCAGGAGGCGATGTATTCAAGTTAGCAATGTATACAAATAGTGCTTCTTTTAACGCAGCTACAACTGCTTACACAACTTCTAACGAAGTAAGTGGATCTGGTTATACTGCAGGTGGTGGGACTCTAGTAAGAGTAGATCCAACAACATCAGGCACAACAGCTTTGACAGACTTTGCTGATCTGACTTTCTCTAATGCTACTGTGACTGCTCGCGGTGCTTTGATTTACAATACTACAACAGGTAGTGGATCAAGCACAACAGATACAGTCGTTGTATTGGACTTTGGTTCTGACAAAACTTCTACAGCAGGTGATTTTACTATTCAGTTCCCTGCAGCAGATGCTTCTAACGCTATTATTCGTATAGCATAGTCTGAAGGTGATGTTGTGGTCAAATTCGCAGATAGAGTTAGGGTAGGTACAAGTACAACTGGTACTGGAACTATAACATTAGGGTCAGCGGAAACAGGCTACCAAACTTTTGCCTCTGGTGGTGTTAGTAACGGAGATACTGTTAGGTATGTAATAGAAGATGGAGTTAGTGCTTGGGAGATTGGGACAGGTGTTTACACTCACTCAGGCACTACTCTAACCAGAGTTTTAACTTCTAGTTCTACGGGATCTCTACTAAATCTTAGTGGTAATGCAAAGGTTTTTATAAGTCCTTCTGCTGCAGATTTAGTTTTAGCTCCTAATGCTTTTAATGTTAACGAGTTTACAGCTACAGCAAACCAAACGACATTTTCGGTAAACTACACAGTAGGCACTATTGATGTCTTTTTAAACGGCGTTAAGCTACTACAGGGAGATTATACAGCAACAAATGGTACAAGTGTTGTCTTGGATCATGGCGCTGCTGTAAATGACAAAGTAGAAGTTGTGGAATATGGACTTGGCGATAGCAATCTTTCCACATTCTCAAACACTTTTACATTGCCCGGATCTGATGGGTCAAATGGGCAAGCGTTAGTTACAAATGGTAGTGGGACACTTAGTTTTTCTACTATCTCTGGTGGGGGTGGAGCTACTGGTGGTGGTAGTGACGAAGTTTTTCACGAAAACTCTACCACAGTTACAACAAGTTATACTTTAACTACAAATAAAAATGCCATGTCGGTAGGCCCGATTACGATAAATAGTGGGGCGACTGTTACAGTCCCTTCAGGAGCTAGGTGGGTGTTGCTATAATGACTGAAATAAAAGTTGATAACGTACAGAATGCAGCAGGTTCAGGAAAACCAAACTTTCCTGTGTCTCCTACACACTCTGCAGGTTCAGCCCTTTCTACGCTAAACACATACTCGTATACATCTTCTGGTTCAGAGCCAAGCAGTCCTAAAAATGGAGCTTTGTGGTGGGACAGCGGCAACGATAAAGTTATGGTTTATATAGCAGGTGAGTTTAAGGAGATTGAGTTAAACGCTTCTTCTGGTGCTACTTTTACTTGGGGCGGTGATAGAGGTGTTTTTGCTTCTGGTTATGCAAGCGGAACTTATCAAAATACAATAGATTATATTAATTTAACCTCTGCAGGTAATGCTACCGATTTTGGTGATACAACAGAAACAAGAAACGGAGCTAGGGCAACTGGAAGCTCAACTCGATTTGTTACTGGTACAGGTTATACTGGAAGTGGCTATAGTCAAAATTTGGATTATATAACCACTGCAACCACAGGAAATGCCTCTGATTTTGGTGATCATACACATACTGGAATTAGTGGATTGAATCATGGTATTGTATCAAGCGGCACAAGAGGATTATTTGCAGGTGGATATTCTTCTAGTCTTTCTGCCAGAGTCAATGAAATCACTTATATAACTATAGCTAATACTGGAAACACGACAGATTTCGGAGACCTTACTGTATCACTAAATAATGCTGCAGGTGCAGGTGATGGGTCTAGAGGTTTATTTGGAGGCGGTCAGAACGCAAGCTTTGGGTATGAAAATACAATAGCGTATGTAACTATTGATACTACAGGAAATGCCACAGATTTCGGAGACCTTACTTTAGGAAGAAAAGAAGGCTCTGGAGCTGCAGATACTACTAGGTCTCTTTTTCTTGGTGGCGCTCCTTCGACAACAACACAAGGGACTGTAATCGATTATGTTACAACTCAAACTGCAGGGAATGCTACCGATTTTGGAGATCTTCTTAGTTACAGGTTTGATGGCGCTGCAAGCAGTAATGGAACAAAGGCAGTAATGACGGGTTATTACGCAGGTGCTACATCAAATGTAATTGAGCAAGTTACTATACAAACCCCCGGAAATGCAACAGACTTCGGTGATCTTACTTTAGGAAGAACTGGACATGCTGGAGGATCAGGAACAGCATCATGACAAAATCAAGAAACAGACAATTCGCAGATTTAGCTGATTCAGCTAGTATAATAGATGGGTCAACAGCTTCTTATACAACGGCAGAAGAAACTAAACTATCAGGTATAGCCGCAAGTGCTAACAACTATGTTCACCCTAACCATAGTGGCGAGGTTACAAGCTCTGCTGATGGTGCAACAGCTATTGCAAGTAACGTAGTTGACGAAGATAATTTAAAAGTAAGTAACTCACCTACAAATGGATACTTCCTTTCAGCACAGTCAGGAAATACAGGTGGATTAACTTGGGCAGCTCCTCCTGCAGGTTATTCAGATAGTGACGTTGACGCACACTTAGCAACAGCAACTGTTAACCTCGATGCTTCAAATGACCGATTAGGTATAGGGACTAGCTCCCCTCAGAATAAGCTTGACATTGAACATACAACTAATGGGTTTCTCACACTCAGAAGATCATCTCCTAGCAGTGGTACTGGTGAGTTCGCAATCAATGTAGAAAGCACCAGTCAGCCAACATTTGCTTTTGATAGCACAACAAACCTTGTATTCGGCACATCGACTGATCCAAGCGCTCAAAGTGGATTCACAGAAAGAGCAAGAATTACTAACGCAGGAGTTGTTCAAGCTGCTACATTTAACGCCACTTCAGACGCAACTTTAAAAACAAACATCGTACCAATACAAAACCCATTAGATATATTAGAAAAAATAACAGGCGTTTCTTTTGATTGGAGAGACAATGAAGGAAGCGCAGAGGGTGTATTAGCCCAAGATGTAGAGCAAGTTCTGCCCAACGCAGTTTCAACAGATGAAAAAGGTAAGAAGTCAGTAAGCTACAACAACCTAGTCGGTGTGCTTATTGAGGCAGTTAAAGGTCAACAAGAACAGATTAACAAGCTGAAGGATAAATTAAATGGGCTTTCAGGTTAACGGTGTTGAGTGGATTAATAGCAGTGGGCATTTTACCCAAGGTTTAAAAACTGCACAAAACACTGCTATGACTGGTACAGGCTCGATGACCACTAATACGGCGGCTGTTGGAACCTTTGGTACTAGTCGTAACACCGTAGGTAGTGTTACGCTTGGTGTTGCTTATGATGGTTCGCCTACTTATAGTGCAACCGCTTTAAACACTTTTCAGTTTGCCGCTGGTGTCCCCGGTGGTTGGACTATTGCAGGGATAGAACCCTATGGTTCAGGTAGCCCGGGTTCTACTATAAGGGATATGGTCGATATGAATTTCAGTTATGGCGCTTATCCATTTTACGATAGTAATTGGCGGTTAGCTCAGGGTTGGTGGGGTGGCAGCTCACATTTATCAGGGCAAACCCAAAACTCAGATTATGTTAGAAATTTTTCTGGAACTTGGAGTGTTTATTCCCCCGGATCGGAACGAGGTTCTAGCTATTGGCCTAGCAATATATACATGAGGATTGCGTAATGGCTTTTCAAGTAAATGGAACAGCAGTTATAGATGGCTCAAGAAACTTTCAATCTAGTGCTTTTCCTAAAACAGTAAATGGTTTTAGCATAGTGGGTTCTGGTGATATGAAATACGTCAGACCTACAACTTATGGTGCTGTCGGAACTTTTACTATTCAGTGTTGTTCTACTTCAACAGGTAGTAATAATTTTAATTCAGGAACAACTGTGGCAGGGTCAACTTTAATGGTTTTGGTAATAAGTGGAAGGTATTATTCTTTTGACACAACAAGAGGTCATAATACTTCTGATTTACAATCTTATGCCCAATCTGGAACATGGCGTTCTCTTAGTCACCAAGCATTTGATACAAGTGCAGGTAAGCATATGAATATACTTTGGGCTAGGATTTCATAATGGGGTTTCAGATAAACGGCACAACAGTTTTAGATTCTAGTGGCATACAAAACAATGCAAATAGTTTTAGAACATTGGACGGAAACAGCATCTTAGGATCTGGTAATATCACTGACAGTGGCCCGGCTGATGCTTTATACTATGGTAAAGTTGGTGTTTATACTTGGTCAAATTATATACCACCTGTTACATCAGGACAGGCAGTATCAAATGTTGATACCACTGCTACAGTGGCAGCAGGTGGAACTGTTCCAGCAAGTCATCTTGGCAAGGGTGACCAACATTTGACATTTGAGTATTTTGTGGGAGTTATGGAACCTTCTCAAACAACTGGTTGGTATAATACATCATCAATAACAGGTAGGCCAAATGCTCATGCTAGCCCACTTTACACAGGATATTCGGGAACATATCGAAATATGCTCGCACCAAAAAAAGGACGATATGCAAGTCTATGGATAAGGATTTCATAAAATGACAACACCCAAAATCTGGCATATAGAAGAAGTTAGAAATGCAAAATCTTTAAACGAAGAAAATACTGATTTTGATTTAGAAATTAATCATCCAGAGTTTGGGTGGATACCTTACACCTTAACACCTGACGATCCTGATGGAAGCATTAGTAACTCTGAATTGTTATCTATGATGGGGTCAAGTTACGCACAATATGTTCCACCAACTTCTGAAGAAATAATCACACAGCAAGCGGCATCTGTAAGGTTTCAGAGGGACATGTTGTTGAAAACGCATGTTGACCCTATAGTTTCAAATAACTTGCGTTGGAATGATATGACTGATTCACAAAGAACGGAATGGACAGATTATCGCACAGCATTGCTCGATATAACTGATCAGTCAGGCTTTCCGCAAAATGTGACTTGGCCTACTGTCCCTGAAGGCTATGGATTTAGATAGGAAGTAATATGAGTACACTAAGAGTAAACACCATTACGAATAATGGAAGTGCCGTTGACCTACCTCAAAAATTTAAGATAGGCGGAAGCAACGTAGAGCAAGGATATACAGCTAGTGGAAGTGAACCTAGCAGTCCTGCAACAGGTGACTTTTGGTGGGATAGCAGTAACGAAAAACTGTACAGATATATCAGTGGTGAATTTAAAGAGTTAAGTCTGGCTGGATCTTCTGCTCCTGTCTGGGGTGGTTTAAAAGGTTTTACCACAGGGGGCGGCGCTTACACTAATGCTGCAGGTTCTGGTAACCCACAGGGGCCAAGTAGTGGTTATCTGCAACAGATAGATAACTGGACTATAAATGATAGTACACAGGCTACTGATTTTGGTGATCTTAATATGACTCAACCTAACTACACTTATGGAACGAGCAATAATACAAGAGGTGTAATTGCTTCTGGTTACCAAGGTAGCGGAACAGCCGCAAATCAACTAGACTACATAACCTGTGCCACAGCAGGAAATGCTTCTGATTTTGGTGATCAGACTGTTGATAGAACAACTAGTATGGGATCTGTTGGTAATGGAACTCGTGGTATCTACGGTGGCGGATATAGTTTTGGTCAAAGCGGTTACATTAACACCATTGATTATGTAACTATCGCTAATACAGGTAATGCTGTAGACTTTGGGGATCTGTTAGGAGGGGAATCTGGTAATACAGGCGTATTGAAAAGTGGAGCCTCTTCTAATGACGAAACTACTGGGCTGTTCATGGGTGGGCATACACAAAGCCCGTATACTTATCAAAATAGAATACAAAAAATAACTATGGCGACAGCAGGAAATGCTACTGATCATGCAAATCTTACTGCAGCAAACGCATATTTTTTAAAGGGTGTAATATCTGATAATACAACTGGAATAGTTGGAGGTGGTTATAACGGCTCTCAAGATGTTCAGTCTATAGATAGATTTACTATTGCCACTGGTGCAAATGCTACTGATCATGGAGATCTACCTAATGGCGTTAATGATGGAGCCGCTGTTTCTAACGGTACTTACGGAGAGTTTGCAGGAAGTAATTTGGGAGCAGGAGTTGCCAGTGGCCCCAACCTTGATGGAAGAAGGTATGTAGTTACCATAGCAACCGCAGGTAATGCCTCCTTTATAGGAAATCTTGCTATTAGGTGGTATAGTACTTCGGGTTTTTCTGGGGCTTAGAATATGAGTACTGCCGAAGAAGTTACAAAAATTAGTGACAGGGCAGGAACAGGTGCGGTCAACTTTTCTAATGGTTTCAATGTAAACGGTTCTGACAGTGGCATCTCAAGCTTCACGCACACAGAGGGAGCAAATGAACCAAGTAGTCCTAGCAATGGGGACACATGGTGGGATAGCGATAATGATATATACAAAGTATATATGAATAACGAATGGAAAGACTGGTTAGGAACCTCCACTCCTGCATTTGGTTGGGGCGGTGATAGAGGGATTACCGCAGCGGGAGATGGCGCAAGCACTTATAATACTATCGACTATTTTGATATAACTTCAGCAGGTAATGCGACTGATTTTGGTGACACATCGAGCGGCGCTAATAAAGTAGCAGCTATAAGCAATGCTTCAAGAATAGTTATTGGTAGTTTGCCGCCAAGTAACACACAGACTTTAGAATATATTACATCTTCTACAACAGGAAACACTACAGACTTTGGTGATCTAGTACAAGGGATGAGTTATTGCGGTGCGGTTAGCAATGGAACTAGAGGAGTTTGGGGCAGCAAATCGAACAGTGGAGCTATGGAATACATTACTATAGCCAACACAGGTAATGCTACATCTTTTGGGTCTTTAGATTCTTCGAATTATTTTGCTAATAATGGCCCCGCTTGCGGTAGTGATGGAAGTAGAGGACTATTTGCAGGTAACGGTAATGGGTCTAGTATCACAAACGAGATTCAATACATAACAATAGATACAACAGGAAACGCTACTAATTTTGGTACTCTAACTACTACATGGAGAGATTTTTATGGGTTTCAAAAAGTCTCCGATGCCACAAGAACAGTTTTTGGTGGAGGTTTGTCTACAGGAGGTAGCAATAATACTATAGACTATGTTACAACTGGAACTACAGGAAACGCTACAGATTTTGGAGACATGACTACTGGAGTAAGAGGTTGCACAGGTACATCTAACGGCACTGTTGGTGTTTGGATGGGAGGATATACTTCTACTACTGTAAACACTATTCAGTCTGTAACTATACAAACACCCGCAAATGCTGCGGATTTTGGCGACTTAACTGTTGCAAGGTATGAAAACGCAGGATCATCAGGAGCCGCATCATGAGTGAATTCCTAAAAGTTACAAAACTTAGCGATAGAGCAGGTACTGGCGCTGTTAATTTTTCTAACGGTTTTAACATAAACGGTTCTGATAGCGGTATTTCAAGCTTTACACATACAGAAGGAGCTACCGAGCCTAGCAGCCCATCCAACGGAGATACTTGGTGGGATAGTGATAATGACATCTATAAAGTCTACATGAATAATGAGTGGAAAGACTGGCTTGGAGCTACTGCTCCCACTAGTAATGCTTGGAGTGGTGATAGGGGTGTTATCACTGGTGAAAGTTTTACAAACTACGAAATTCAATATTTTAACATAGCTTCAACAAGCAACGCAGCAGATTTTGGTAATCTTAGTGTAACTAGGGGTTTTAAGCTAGGTTCTTGCGGTTCTAGTACTAGAGGTACTTTTGCGGGAGGTTACGCTAGTAGTGCAAGAAGAGATGAAATAGATTATATTACACATTCCACAACAGGTAACGCCACGGACTTTGGAAATCTTGCTACAGCAAGGTCTTATGGGGGTGGTTGTGCTAACGGAACAATAGGGCTTTATGCGGGCGGGATAAATGCTTCATCAAGCTATGTAAACACAGTAGAGTCTTTCACGATAGCCAACACAGGAAACGCTGCGGATTTCGGAGACCTGTCAAGCGCTAATTATGGTAGATTAGGGTCTGGCAATGATGCGACTAGAGCTGTGTTTGGAGGGGGGAGAAGTGGGGGAACCTCAAATACAATAGATTATTTTACCTTTGCTTCAGCAGGAAACGCTACAGATTTTGGAGACTTCTTATCAACTCAGCAGGATCTGCAAGGCTGTTCGGATGCAACCAGAATAGTTTTTGGTGGTAACGCAGGAGGATCAAATGTGCTTCAATATCTTACAACGCAAAGCGCAGGAAATGCTACAGATTTTGGTGATCTTACAGTAAATTTAGATGGAGCCGCAGGTGTGGCAAACTTAACAAAAGGAGTTTTTGCAGGGGGTATTACGCCTAGCAACCCTGCTAATAACTTAGAAATCATAACGATCCAGACCACAGGAAACGCTACTGATCATGGAGACCTTGCAGAAGCACAGTCTTATCCTGTAGCTTGTTCAGGAGCGGCATCTTAAAGGAGAAAAAAATGGGAAAAACTAAAAAGAAAACTAACGTAGTAACGAAGCCAATCACGTTTTCGTTGCCTATAGAGGCGTCTGAGAATATCAATCAGGTAGCTGCTGCGCGGGTGGCAGAGAAGTTACCAGAGATAGATCAGGCAACTAGAGCGTTTGATCGTAATAACTCAGCGACAACTCTGTCTATGATGACGCTCACTATGCTTAACGGTCACTCACCTCACCGTATGCTTCGTCAGATTACAGCAGAGGTAGAAAAGCGTAAGATGGCACTTGCAGACGCGCAGGTCTCACATGCTGAGAAACGTGTAGAAATACTAGACCTCGAAGAAGAGGATGATGTTGTATCTGAGGCAAAGCTCAAAGCAGCCCGTCATGGCCTGACAATGATGGAGCATAAGATAAACGGCTCTATCAAAGACATTGCGGTTCTTATCGATAGCTATGAAAACATAAAAGAGAAGTGGGACATAGACGAGTGGGACGAAGAGTCTTTCGAAAGAGAAGAGAAGCGTCACCATGTGCGCCGTGGCTTCGAGCTTATGTATCGAAACTTGATGGACGGGGGCAGAGTATCAACTTCGACAATAGAATACATGCAGCAATATGGCGTTCATCCACAGGTGGCTATGACTGAGGTCTCTGGGTATATACAGCATACCGCACAACGTATTAAGAACCATGAGCTACCTCACTCTAACGATCTAGAAGAGTTCATGGATTTAATGGCTGATAAGTATTATAAGAATGCAGATAAAACTGCTGAAAGAATATTCGGTAAATCAGATTTTCTGAATCCTGAATATATGTTAAGGTTAGAAAAATCGGAGAAAAAAGATGATACTTGAATATAAAATGCATATGACTGCAGAGGGCATGAAAACTCCTGAGTGGATAGAAGATGGTGGGTACTGGGGTAAATCAGACCATACTTACGTTGGCTGGTCACCAGATGAGTCTGATAGAGAATATTATATTCCAGATACAGTAACCACTCTTACAGCAACAGAGCTAAACACTAGAGTACTGGCGCTTCACAGTGCTAACGCTTTCCAAAAAGATGACCCCGACAGCGATGATCCTAGTGCTACAGTAGACATGACTAACGATGAAGTGTCGGCGATGGTTACTGCTTGGGTAAACGCTAGAGAGTCATAGGAGAGCCTTAGATGTTTGGCTTTCAACCCCTCGCAAAAGTTCCAATAGCTGATGATGTTATTGATTCAGTACCAGTATCTCTTACTGCTACTGGAGTATCTGGAACTGGGCAGGTTGGAAGTGTAGTAATATCAGGTGCTAATGACACACCTGCGGTAGGACTTGAGGCTAGTGTTGGCCCTCATGCTACAGTTACCTTTACTGTTACAGTAGCTAATAGTGGGTCTGGAAATAAGTTCTACATAGATGGTGCAGAAGCACCAACGCTTAATCTTGTAAGAAATACAACATACGTCTTTGACGTATCAGATAATTCAGTTTCAGGCCATCCACTTGCTTTTAAAGATGGGAGTGGAAATAGCTATACTACAGGAGTAACCACTACAGGGACTGCAGGAAATTCTGGAGCTAAAGTTACTTTCGTTGTCCCAAGTAATGCCCCTGATTCTCTTAGGTATTATTGTACTGTTCACGGTAATGGTATGGGTAATACCATTGCGGTATCAACTCTAGACTTCTCTGTATCAGGCGATGCAAACGTAGGCGTTACAGGTATTGCAGCTACTGGCGGTTCTTCAGGAGTTGTAGCTGAGACAGGTATAGGCGTTTCTGTAACAGGTGTGGAGGGAGGAACTCCGAACCCCTTTACTTCTGTTGGCTTTACAGACGTAACTATAATAGCAATAAGCAATATTACAGTTGCGGTTAGTGGTGTTGCTGCTTCTGGTAATGTTGGTTCTACAGGAGCCGCTATACCAAAATCTGTTGATGTTGGAGGCTCTCAAGCAACAGTTAGCACAAATGGAGTGACTGTAGGCGGTGCAGCAGACGTAGCTGAGACAGGTTTTCAAGCATCTTCTGCAGTTGGTAGCCCGACCATAGTCGGTACGGCAAATGTAGCGGTAAGCGGTTTGTCAGGCACAGGTGCTGTTGGCTCTGCAAGTACTGCCATACCTATAACAGTCTCCGTAACAGGTGTGACTTCTAGCACTGCAGTGCGTGGTGTTGAGATCGTTATCCCAGTAAATGTATCGGTTACAGGGCCATCATCTACTGGTACTGCAGGTTCTGCAACCACAATAGGAACGGCAGACATACCATCAACAGGCCTTGCAGCTTCTACATTTGTTGGTTCTGTTACAAGTACCGCTACAGCGAACATATCGGTAACTGGTATATCCGCAACCATAGCTACAAGTTCAGTTACTCCGTACATATCGTTCCCAACAACAGCCGATGGGTCTACTGGTCTTGTTGGAAGCGTGACAATAACAGGTAGGAGTGGGGTTGCAGTAACGGGGGTATCTACAGGCACTCCACTTGTTGGTCAGGTAAGGATGTATAATTCGGTAGATCCTTTACAGGAAACTTTGGCAGATCCGTATTCACCCTTAGTTATAGACGTTCCAACACAAGATGTGTATACTGACATAAATTTAACTGTTGATGAATCTGCTCCCCCTGTATGGTCAGATTTAAACATAGAAGATGAAGCAGCGTAGAGAAATAAGTTCAATTGAACTTTTTATAGGAGCATAAAATGCCTAGTACATTTACAACAAACACGGGGATAGAGAAGCCCGCTTCTGGTGAGCAATCTGGTTCTTGGGGCATAACCGTAAATACAAATAGTGATATTATAGACCGTGCGATCAACGGTGTTGTTAGTTTATCTCTGGTAGGCACTTCTAGTAACCTTACCACGAATAACGGAAGCACATCGGATGGTCAGTATAAAGTTTTAATTTGTACAGGTACTCTAGCTGCAGCTCATACTATCACCATACTGCCCTCAGACGCACAAAAAGTTTACTATGTAAAGAACGATACAAACCAAACAGTTACCCTATCTCAGGGTTCTGGGGCAACTACAGCAAATGTAACTACTGGGTCTTTTGCAATCATATATGCTGATGGTAACAACAATGTTGTAAACCTATCCTCTAACACGCAGCTAGGACAACTAAAACAAAATGGAGTTGCCATAACATCAACCGCTGCAGAACTTAATGTGCTTGATGGTATAAGCGTTAGCTTAGAAGCCGCTGATCTAGATCTTTTAGACGGAGCGGTAAAAAATACTGTGGTTAATCAAAAAGCCGTTATCTACGGAGATAGTGGTGAGGTTCAAGCAGGATTGGTAGATTTTGGGGCGTGGACTATAGATGAGGCAGGTGGTAAATTAGTTTTTTACTATAATGGATCTGCTAAGTTTAGCATAAACTCTTCTGGCGCAGTAGTCGCTGCAAATGATGTGACAGCATATGGATCACCGTAATGGGCTTACCAAACGCAGGAGTTCCGTTAAGTTTAGATGATATCCAAGATGAGTTTGGTGGGTCTAACCCAATAGGTTTGTCTGAATACTTTTCTGCTGCTTCTGGTGTACCTGCTGATGGTAATCCTATTTCTATAAGTGATTTTTACGGCACAGCAAATACTGTTACTTTTAGCTACGAAATTATAGGTGGTGGCGGAGGTGGTGGCTATGGCCTAGAAGATGGTTACGGCTCTACTGCTAGAGCGGGGAGTGGAGGAACTTCTTCGATTACAGGGTCTGGTATGACCACAGTAACTGCATCTGGAGGACAAGGCGGAAGACACGCTGTTATTTCTTGGAGTACAGGCGTAGGTAGTGAGGGTGGAGATTCTTATTATGGCGTAGGGCCGGGGCAAACTGCTAACGGCGTTGCAGGGGCATCAGCGGTATCAACTCATTATGGCGCAGGTGGTTCAGGTGGTGGTGGAGATTCTCCTAACAAATTCGATAGCTCAGGAGGTAAAGGAGAAGGTGGAGCTGCTGCGACTAGGTATACAGGAACACGAGAAGTTGTAAGCGGAACTACTATTACGATAACTATTGGAGCTGCAGGTGCAGGAGGCACTGGGGGCAACCACGCAGGTGGTAACGGAGCGGCAGGTTATGCAAGAATTACAGTTGGTGGCAACGTGTATCCTTTTACATCCAGTGGAACTTTGACATTAAGTAGTTAGGATAAAAATGTCTTATATAGGAAAATTATTTGCTCATCTTCATCCGTCCACAAACGAGTTAGATTCAGCAATTCTAAATAAAACAACAGAACTCATTTATTGTTATAGAGACGGTGTCGAAAGCGTAACTTTAGTGGTTGATAATAGGCAGACCCTTAGAGATTTAGTCGGTGACTTGCCTCCAGAAATATACAATACAACTAGGTATGGAGTAGATCTAAGTAGTATTGGAACTGATAAAGTTAGAATATATCTCAATTCTCATTCCAGTGAAGAGCATATAATAGGTTATTACTTTTCTAGCGATAACAAAGTAGTCCAAAAGAAAAACTACAAAAAAACTGATACTACCGATGCATTGATCGATAGGTATGAATCTGATGGCACTGAAATATCTATAGATGAAGTTGAAGTTGTTGCATCCAGAGCCGACTGGGGCGGAAGTAGTTCATTAGCCGATAGTTTAGAAAAGATTGCTTCAGATAATAATTTTATACTAGTATATTCTAAGAGAGAAGGTAAGGATCAAAGCTATATAAAAGTAGCCGCTTATTGAGGGTTTTTAAATGGTATTACAAAAAATGGAATTTAGGCCCGGAATAAACTCGGAGCTTCCTGATTACGCCAATGAAAACGGTTGGAGTGATGGGGATAAGATACGGTTCAGAGAAGGTTACCCAGAAAAAATAGGTGGTTGGGCTGCTAAAGGTGAAAATCAGTTTATAGGTTCTTGCCGTGCATTAAAGCCTTGGTTGACGTTAGAATCAGATAGATTGGTAGGGGTGGGTACGCACCTTAAATACTACATAGAAGACGGTGGGGTCTTTTATGACATTACACCAATAAGAAACACAACCGCAGCGGGAGATGTAACTTTTTCTGCCACAACTGGTAGTCATGTTATAACTGTGACAGATACAAACCATGAAGCTAAACTAGGTGATTTTGTTACGTTTAGTGGGGCTGTTGGCCTTGGAGGAGCAATAACAGCAGATGTTTTAAATCAAGAATATCAAATACAAACAGCTACAAACAGCACTTATACGATAAATGCTAGGACAGCAAATACAGACGTAAACCAATATTATGATGGTGGGGTTATAAATGATGCTGCAGCATATGTATCAGCGACATCAGGAGATACAAACACTGGCGGCTCAAATACAGTAGGCGCTTATCAAGTGCAGTCTGGTGTGGATACATCTACATTTGGCAATGGTTGGGGTGCAGGTACATGGTCTAGAGGCGCTTGGAACTCAAGAGCTTCAGTCAATGTTTTGGCAGAGACATTAAGATTATGGCAACATGATACTTTTGGTGAAGACCTTATTTTTTGTGTACGAGATGGGCCAATATTCTACTGGGACACATCTGGCAGTGTTTCTCAGAGAGGTGTATACTTATCAGCCCTTACAAGTGCGAGCAACACACCTTTAGTAGCAAAACAGGTTATGGTGTCAGATATTGATAGGCACGTTATAGCTTTTGGCTGCAACCCGCTTGGATCTAACGTACAAGACCCTCTTCTTATTAGATTTTCAGATCAAGAAAATCCTGCGAATTGGACACCTTTAACTACTAATACAGCAGGGGATCTCCGTATAGGTTCTGGTACAGCCATAGTGCAAGCGGTTGAGACAAGACAAGAGATACTAATTTTTACAGACCAAGGTCTACACTCTATGCAGTTTATAGGCCCACCTTTTACTTTTGGTATAAACAGGGTTTCAGAGAATTTAAGTATTAGAAGCCCTAACTCTGCTGTTGCTATAGGTGATAATGTATATTGGATGGGTGTTGATCAATTTTATGTGTACTCAGGTAATGTCGCTCAACTTAATTGCACAGTAAAAGAGAAGGTACTTACAGATATTAATAATGAGCAGTCAGAAAAAATATTTGTTGGTGTAAACTCTGGCTACGGTGAAATATGGTGGTTCTATCCATCGTTAGAAAGTGATAACATTGATAAGTACGTTGTCTATAATTACAACCAAGACATTTGGTATTATGGTACTTTAGACAGAACCGCATGGATAGATATGGGTGTAGACGATTACCCAATAGCAGCGGGGACAGATGGTAAACTTTATTTCCACGAGTTTGGGCATGATGACCAAAGCACTCCAACGCCAACTGCAATCAATGCTTTTGTGCAATCTGCTCCCATAGATTTAGGAGATGGTGAGGTCTTTAGCTATGTTCGAAAGCTAATACCTGATGTAACTTTTAGAAACAGCACTAATGCTGCACCGACAGTAGATTATACCATAGACGCTTTTAACTATAATGGCGGTCTGCAGGTTAGCTCTGACACAGCAAATATTGTTAAATCTTCCTCTGTTCCTATAGAGCAGTATACAGAGAAAGTAGATCTTAGAGTTAGAGGCAGAGCCATTGCTTTAAAAGTGCAATCTTCTCAAACAGGCACAACATGGAGATTAGGTCTAAATAGACTTGATATTAGACCTGACGGGAAAAGATAATGGCAGATAACCCGCTCCCACGGTATTTCTTTGCCGTACCACCAAAAGAATACGACCAAAACTACATGCGTGAAGTGGTTAGAGCTTTTTCCCTTTTCCAAGAGCAGTTAACAAACCCCGGAAAGGTAACAGCTAACGAGTTAAATTTAAAACCTGAAGGTGGGGGCATAAAGCAGTTTGCTAATAACGTAGAAGCTTATAATGCAGGTCTTCAGCCCGGCGATATGTGGATGCTTTCCACAGGTGAAGTAAGGATTGTTATTGACCCTAATATAGATGTGCCAGTGAGTATTGAGTACTTTAGATCAGGTACGGGACAGGTGGGTCAGGTTATAACCTTTGATGCTTCTGCAGAGATAGATGATGTTATCCATTTTATGGCAGATGGTCAGGTTGGAGGCGCTAATGCTGTTGCTGTTTATAGTATTACAGGTACAGCCGCCGCCGCTACTTCTGGCGTTGGGGCAGTAACTACTGCATTTGCGTACTCTTTTACTGGAACCGCTGCATCTGCTACTTCTGGTGTGGGTACAGTAACTATTGTAATATAAGGAATTGTTATGTCTGATACAGTAATAAATATGCCTGATGGCTCGAAATGGTCACCTTCTTCGTCTACGGATGTAGTGAAGTGTGCAAATTGTGAAAACGAGGTAGATACACCTGCAGAGATTGCATCATACCCTGATGGAGATTGCCCAGATTGTGGAGAGCCTTGGACAGGAAGTGAAGTAAGAAAAACTACAATATCAGTTACAGCACCTGCTAAGATTAGTGGCGCTACCTAATGACACTACCTTCCTTTGGTGTTCCGTTAAGCTTAAACCAAATTCACATTGAAGTTGGTGGTACAAGCGGAACTACGGTTTCTCTAAATGAGACCGATGTCAGAGGTTTAATAAGCAAGGGTCTAAACGCTTCAAATTCTATATCAGATTATTATGGAGCAAGCGCAGCACCTTCTAGTCCAATTATAGCGGGTGATGGGTACTTTTTATTAATGCAGTATGCTCCCCCTTTCACTATGGGGTTGCCAATGGCTATATGGTTTGGACATGCTGTTTTAAAGCTAGGCGGTAATGTAGTAAAAGGAAATTTTGGTAGTTCTTCTTCTTGGAACTCTGGTCAACAAACAAGCCCCGGCACTGTTGCTACCTTCTTTTCTAATCTTACTTATACACACACGGATGGTAACGCTTATGTTCCAGTTACACCCGTAAACCCTAGTAATAGTGCAACTTGGCCTCCAAATGTTCAAAACCCCACTTTTGCACAAAATACTTATGATAACAGAGGTGTACAGTAATATAGACTTTTTAAGGCATAGTAGTATAATGTGTAAGAAGTTTTTGAGAGTATATTGTTATGAGTGATAAACTACCAAAAGTAAGTATTGCTGTAGTCGGGGTTGTAATTGCCCAGATCGGTGGTTTTATATGGTGGACTGCACAGCAAGCTAGTACAATACAAAACCTTGAAGAGACGGTAAATGTTCTAACAGTAGAGAATAACGCTACAGACAGGACAAACCTGATTAGAGATGTTGAGAAAAACTCTGAGGATCTTCAAGAAATAATTGATATATTATCTGAGGTTTATGAAGATTTGGAAGATGGCGATAACGAGCTTTGGGAAGAAATAGATCAAATTCACGAGGATGTCGGTGGGATGGCAGCTCATATGATGGCTATTGTAAAGTTACAGTCTAGGGTGGCAATTTTGGAAAAGACCGTTGAGTTTACACGACAAGATGGAATGTAAAAATCGATCCTTTAACAATTTTAGCAGGACTGAAAACTGGACTCGCGGCCGGCCGGACAATCAGTTCTTTAAGTAAAGACATAGGTAAATTTTTTGATGCAACTGATGCAGCTAAAAAAACGCTGCAGCAAAAGGGTGTGTCTGCTAAAAGCACAAATGCTACGGCATTGGATAGATGGGCTAAGTTACGTCAGGCTGCTGAGGCCGAAGAGGAACTGAAGGAATGGATCACACAGACGTATGGCAGGAGCAAATACTTGGAATTACTCAAAATAAGACGAGAGGTACTTGCAGAGAAACGTGAGGCTGAAGCCCAAGCTAGAAGAGACGCTATACAACGACAAGAGATGATGATTACTATAGTTGGTATCGTTGTATTACTAATATTCTCTGCTGTAGGTGCAGCAGCTTACCTTCATTATATGGGGTGGATTGATGTTAGGAGTTACTTTAGATGATTTATGTACTGGTCTTTATTCAGTTTCTAAATACAGACAATCTAAGGTTCTACCAAATAGCAACCTTTCCTGAAATGAGCCAATGCCAAGAAGAAAAAAAGAAAGCGAGCGTAATGAAAAATCACACAAGCCAAGAGCTTTTGTGTTTGGAGATAGTGACCCAGTTGCAGTAGAACATGGTAAAAAATGGGGCGTATACGATAAAAATGGACGATTAATTATTTTAGGGTATAATAGAAGAATATGTCAGGAGTACGCAAATGCCCAAGCAAAAATACGATCTAAACGATAACGGAAAAATTGATCCAGATGAGCGTGATATTATGCTTGAGGATCGCCGCCGTATGATGGAGGACGCAGACGCAAAAAGAGACGCACAGCTTCGCATGACATGGTTTGCATTAAGCGGCATGTTGGCGTATCCGCTTCTTATAGTTTTGGCGTCTTGGTTAGGGCTAGAACAGGCATCTAATCTTCTAGCAGATATAGCTGCAGTATATGTGGTTGCTGTGTCAGGTGTAACAGCGGCATACTTTGGTTTCACAAACATGGGTGGTAAAGGACAATGATAGGACAGTTACTAGGGCCAGTAGCAGGTCTAGCTAGTAGTTGGCTCGATGCAAAGACTACAAAGCAAGCTGCAGAGGCAAAGCTAAAACTTACTGAGGCAGAAGCAAAGGCCAAGATATTATTATCTGAAAAGACTAGCGTTGCTGACTGGGAACGTATTATGGCAGAAAACAGCGGTTCGAGCTGGAAAGACGAATTTTTCGTAATTGTGTTGTCAATCCCGTTAATTTTAGCCTTCGTGCCGGGTGCAGAAGGTATTGTAGATAGAGGCTTTGAGCAGCTTCATAAGGCACCGGACTGGTATTTTTACAGTTTAGGAATTGCAATAAGTGCCTCTTTCGGTGTGAAAGGGTACAAGCAGTTTGTAAGGAGAAAGTAATGGCATTTGAAGCATTAAAAATGTTGCAGGAAAAGTGCGGTGTAGAGCCAGATGGGGCGTTTGGCCCAAATACGGCAAAAGCTATTACAGCACACTTTGAGCTGTCTCCAGAGCGAGGCGCACATTTACTAGGTCAAGTTGTGCATGAAAGCGGTACGTTTAGATATACTAGAGAGAACCTAAACTACTCTGTAGAGGCTATGATGAAGGTATGGCCTAATCGATTTCCTACAGAGGAAAGTGCAGAGCCATTTGCCAGAAACCCAAAAGCGTTAGCTGAGAACGTATATTTCGGCAGAATGGGGAATGATACCAAAGAAAAAGCTAGTGCCTACATAGGGCGCGGATTTTTACAATTGACCGGATATAACAACGTCCGATCTTTTGCTTCTGATATGCGTGTTCCAGAGGTTTTAGACAATCCACAACTGTTAGAAGAAGATTACGCAATGGATACAGCTCTATGGTTCTTTAAGAAAAATAACCTATGGAAGATATGTGATGAGGGCGTCAACGATGATACGATAAAATCCCTTACTAAGCGTATAAACGGCGGATATACTGGATTATCTCATCGTGAGAAAGAAACTAAAAAGATTTATGGTTGGTTAAAATAATACTATAGTATAAAATGTAATAAAATGTTAAAGTTCAATTGAACTTTTTTGGAGATTAAAATGGTACTTCCCCTTTTAGGTAGCTTTTTAGGTTCAGCTTTACTGCCCGGAATGTTTACGTCTTTAAGTCCTTTAGCGGCAGGAGCTATCGGTTCTGGCTTGGGAAGCCTTCTCCAAGGGGATGATTTAGATGAAGCTATAGGTACAGGTCTAACAAGCTTCATGGGTGGTAAGCTTTTAGGTGGTCTTGGTAAAGAGTTTGCAAAAGGCGATGGCGGTATAACAGATTTAATTAATCCTAAAATGGCAAAAGGTGTGCCAGACGCTATATCATCAACAAATATTTCAGATGCTATTAAGGGAGGGGGCTTAAAAGGCGGTCAAACTGCTTTATCAGGTGCATTAAAGGGTGGCCTAGAGCTTGCTAAACAAAACCCATTTACAACCACAGGTCTAGTAGGCGGTACAATGTTAGCTAATGCTGCCAATCAGCAGCCAGATATGGAAGGCAAAAAAGACACTTTTAGGCCAAGAGAAACTGTACCAATACAGCAGAATATAAAACAACCACCGCCCTCATATAGGCCCGGAATAGACCCAGAATTTAACTACGGCTTTAGAAATCCTACAGCAGCAGAGCTAGAAACTAGATTTATACAAGAGGGCGGTATAGCGAGTTTAGCTCCGACAATGGCTCAACCAAACGAAAAAGACCTTATTGTTAACGCTGTTAACGCTGTAAAAGGTAATATGGATGAGCAATCAGCTTCTATAGCCTTGGCACAATTTGTACAAAAGTACGGAGAAGAGGCATTACAAGAGCTAGTACAGGACGTACAAGAGGGCGAATACGATGATGTTGGCGGTAAAGCTGAGGGTATGATCGATGGCGGTGGTGATGGAATGAGTGATTCAGTTCCTGCCACTATCGATGGACAACAAGATCTTTTGATAAGTAAAGATGAGTATGTAGTTGATGCTCCAACAGTTGCTATGATTGGCAACGGATCTAGTGATGCAGGTGCAGAAAAGCTAGATAAAATGAGAGAAGAAGTTAGAAAAGCTGCGACTGGTTCTTCCATGCAGCCTAAAGAAATAGATGCTATGGGGATAATGGGTAAGGCATTGTCATGAAAGATGTAAGAACAGGATTAATGTTTTCTCCAGTTCCTACTGAATTTGTTGATGTTGTTTGGCCTAAAGTGTCTGAGATAATGGAGCGGTCAGTAAAGACTGCAGAAGGAAAGTACAAAGTAGAAGATCTTTATCCTGAAATTATGGATAATCAGATTGTCTTATGGATTGTTGCTGATCACGATAGGGATGACGAGATTATAGCTGCAATTACCACCAGATTAATAGAATATCCGCAAGGAAACTCTATGGCTATGGATTGGATTGGTGGTAAAAGAATGAAAGACTGGTTGCCTATGGCGCAAGAATCTATTTCTCGCTATGCTAGAGACCATAAATGTAAGTATTTAGAAGGCTATGGAAGAAAAGGTTGGGATCGTTGGCTTAGAAAGTACGGGTGGAAGCCAGACTATATCGCCTATAAAATGGAGTTAAACTATGGGTAAGGGTAATAAGCAGGTAAAAGCGGGAGAACAGACGGTAATTAATTCATTACCTGATTACGCTCGTCCATACTTTGAGAACCTTATGGAACGTGCTGAGGCAGAATCTTTACAAGGATATCAGCCTTATCAGGGTCAAAGAATAGCTGAATCTGGCAGCATAGCTGACATAGCTAACTCAAGAAATATGGTCAGGGGGATAGCAAATCAGGGTATGCCTGAGACAGAAGAGGCCATAGGAGGTATTAGAGACCTAGCCCAACGCGGTCAGTTTACTGGTCAAACTGCTCAAGACTACATGAACCCTTACATGGAGCAGGTTGTAGACAGGCAGAAACAATCTGCAATACAAGATTTTAATCGTATGGGCGCAGCTAGAAATGCTCAAGCTGTAAACGCAGGTGCATTTGGCGGGTCTAGAGCAGCAGTTGCTGATTATCTTGCTCAAGAAGGGCTACAAGATCAATTAGCTGATATTGACGCTACAGGCAGGGAAGCTGCTTTTAGGGATGCTAGAGCAGGTTTTGATGCTGATAGGCAGATGGGAATGCAGGGTCTTGGTCAGTTGGCACAGCTTGGAAGTGCTAGAAGAGCAGGTGACATACAAGGCGCACAATTGCTAGAGGGCATAGGAAAAACACAGCTTGGAGAGCAACAAGCAGGTTTAGACATAGGCTATCAGGACTTTTTAGGTCAGCAAAACTTCAACAAAGACCAGTTGGGTTTCTTTTCTAACATGCTTCAAGGTGTTCCTGTTAGGCCGAATACACAACAGGCAACTTTTCAGCCTTACAATCCTCTGCAACAAGCTCTTGGCGCAGGGATAACGGGTCTAAGTCTATATCGTGGGTTAACATAATGAATATTGTAGAAGTACAGGACAATCTCAAAAACTTTTCTCAAGATCAATTAATTAACGAAATAAATCAGCCTTCTGGCATGGTTCCTCAGTTCCTAGTTCTAACAGAGCTAGGAAGGCGCAATAGAATAAAGCAGGACATGGAAGGCAGACAGGCTCAAAATCAACCTACAGTTGCTCAAGAAGTTGTCTCAGCAGCAGGTGTACCGCAAGGCGGCATAATGGATATGGCTAGGTCTATGGCTCCAAAAAGTTCAATTGAACAAAATGATGCTGTCAACATGATGAAAGAGGGTGGAAAGCCTAGGAATAGAATGGATATGCTATTGGCATATCTAAGAAGTCTAGGTGCTGATGAAGAAGAAGAAGTCAAAGAGGCCACTGGTGGTAAATCTATAGCAGAGATAATTAACTTTGGTGGTGACTTTAGGCCTGTCAAAAAGAAGGCCGATGGTGGCGTTGTTAAGATGTTTACTGGTGGTATTGGTGGGTTATCTACAAATGCAAACGATTTTGGTGGATTGACAGTTCCTTTATTAGAGGGCGCTTTAAGCCAGTCTGACTTGGAGAAACAACGCCTTGCGGAAGAGGAAGCTAAAAGAAAGAAAGAATTAGAGAGATTTTTAGAAAAACAAAAACCAAAATATAAAGGAGGAGCTTTGCCGGGTGGCTCTCAGACAGATACGTTTGGTCTGTTGGGGGCAGAGAAAAAAGTTGTGAATGGTGAAGAGTTTTATGTTTTTCCTACAGGCAAGGTTTATGACAAAAATGGCAGGTCTGTACAGGGCGGCATGGCTATGGAGGTTATAAAGAGGGCGCAGTTAGATGGGTCTGATTTTCAATACTCTCCTACAGGAACTTTTGGTTTTTATGGAGAAAATCCTGATGGCAGCACAAATCCTGAAGATTTCACACCCTTCGGAGGTCTTGATATAGGTGATCTCACAACTCCCGATCCTCTTGTAAATTTAGGACAAGGTACAAAGAATTTAATCAATACTGTAACAGATACAGTTGCTCCATCTATTCCAGATATAGTTGATGGAACTGCAGATATAACTAATGTCGATAATACACTTACATCTTTCAATCCACCTAGGCCATCTACTGATGCTGTAAATTTAATGAAAATAAATCAACCAGAAGTTCCTGATGAGCTTATGATTGGAGCGTTTGGAGATATAGTTCGACCTGATGAGCTTCAGATGCCTGAGTTTAACAACACTCCAAGACCACCATTTTTACCTTCAGGAAGTGGAGATATGCCTGATGAGTTAATGGTTCCGTTTGACAACACACCTACTAAGGGCAAAGGTGGCGATGATGGGGGTGATGGAGCAGGAGGTGGCGGTGACGCAGGAACTGGCGGCACTAAAGGCGGATCTGCTCTTGGCGCTCTTGAGTCAGAAATAGCTGATATGTTGAAACAAAATGAAGAGGATAGAGATAAAGATAAGTATTTAGCTTTAGCAAAGATGGGGCTTGCACTTATGTCATCATCTCAACCTACACTTGGTGGTGCTTTAGGAGAGGCAGGTATAGCAGGTTTAGATGACTTACAAGCATCTAGAAAATCATACAGAGATGACAAATTAGCATTGCTTGATACTCGAAGAAAGTTAGAACAGGCTAGAGCCACTGCTGCAGCCAAAGACAAAAGCGGCCTTACAGGAACAAATGTAGTTTCATCTCTAAATAATATTAGAAATCAAAAAGCTAAAGCAATGTCAGATCTTGCTGCAATAGCTCCTCAATTTGAAGGCGGTACACTTACAAAAGAACAAGAAGCTGCTGCAGAAATGTTTAGAAGACAAATAGCTAATCTAAGTGTGATGGAAAGCACATATGAAGCCATGCTTGGAGGTATAGGTTCTTTAGGTTCTACTGGTACTTTTAACGCAACCGCAAATTAAATGAGGATTGGATTATGGGCGTTATCCAACAAAAAGGTCAATTCTCAGGTAAATCATACTCAATTCAAATAGCAGGTGATACGCCAACTCCTGTAGAACAACAAAAGATAGACAGCTATCTTACACAACAAGAACAGCCTTACAAACAATCTTACGAATACTATTTTGGTCAAAGGACTAATGAGGACGTTCCTCAAGAAGTGCCTATTCAAGAAGAGGGTGGTTTTAGAAGGGCTGTAGGCGCAGGTGTTGATCAGCTTCAAATAGCATATGGCTCAAGTTTAGAAGGCTTGGGTAAAGTTACTGGTCTAGAAGGCTTAGAAAATTATGGCTCTGATGTTGTTGAAAAGAACGAACAAGAGTTTCAAGAAAAAGCTGCAGGTTTTACGAGATTAGATGATGCCGATAGTTTCGGTGATTATATTAAATTTTACACGGAAACTCTCGGTCAGCAACTTCCAAACCTTGGTTCTACATTAGCGGGTTCTGGCGCAGGTGCATTGGCAGGTTCTGCTTTTGGCCCTGTAGGAACTTTTGTTGGCGGTATAGCAGGTGGTATGGCTGCTAATATTCCTTATTTTTATGGAGATAATAGGGAAGCTCAAAAGGAAGCAATGGAGAGAGGTCTTCGAACAGAAATGAACGAAGGCGCAGCTTTCCTTTATTCTATTCCTCAAGCATCTTTGGATTTAATTGTAGATAGATTGCTCGTTGGCGGCATTCTTCCAAAATCATTTGGCACTTCTGGTGCAATATTTACCCGTGGAGTTAAAGGCGTAGCTATTGGTAATGTCGTAGAGATTCCTACAGAGATTGGTCAAGAGGTCTTAAATAGATACCAAGCAGGTCTTTCTATTGCTGATGAGGAAGCTTTAAGAGTTTATAGAGATGTAGCTATAGCTGCAGGTCTTGTTGGTGGTACTGTTCGCGGTGGTACTAATATAATTGCAGGTGACCAAAGGGTCAGGGATAAAAATAAAGAAGAACAGGAAAAAATTCGACAGCTTCAAGAAGATCAAGAAGAAGCAAGACAAAGAGCATTACTAAAGAAACAAGAAATAAACAAATCAAAAGCAATGATCGATGAAGATCTTGTAGAAGATGTTGAAGAAAAGCAGAGAAAATTAGAAGAAAAACAAGCGGAAGTAAGAAGATTAGCAGGGGTTGAAGAACAACCTCTGCAGCTTGGAGTAATGGCTCCACCACCTGATAACAATAGGCTCTCTCCTGAAGAAGAGAAGATGGCTCTTTTACAGGCAGCTAGAGAGACAACACTGCCACTTATACCAGTAGAGCTGTCAACTTTGCCTTTAGATGAACAGGTAAGAATTAGAAGCTCTCGCAGAGCGCAAGGCGTAGATACCACAACACCTGCTTCGATAGATGAAATAAGAAGAGTTTTAGGTGAAGACGTAGCTGATAGAGAAGTTAGGAAACAAAAACCTCTAGGGGGCGGTGCAGCACACTTTGGCCCGATTAGCGGTAAAAGCTTTACACAATCACAATATGACCGTGCCGTACAGGAGATTAAGGCTCAGAAGAAATACACTTTCAATGCTGTGCAGAAAGCTTTGAAGGCTACAGGCCTTAACAGAGTACCAAGGCAAATGGTTCTCGATGTCAGAGATGAGATGGTAAACCGTGGGATACTTCGTAAGTCTGATAGAGTTAGAACTGGTTACGTTGTTGAGGCAGACATTGAATCATCTTTTGACGAGGCGGCATCATACAGAAAAACCGTCAATGATATCAGGACGTTATTAGACGGAGAAAGAACTGCTAAGAAAAAAGCAGAGAATGAAACTGATGAAGAGTTTCAGTCTAGAAAACTAGGATTAAGATCTTACAGAAGAAAGCTTCTTGAGGATGCTCGAAGAGCGCAACAGGTAGAGGGCAATGTAAGAAAAGCTCGACAGTTAAATGCTAAGGCTGATGCTCTTGAGGGCGAGATAGCTAGAGCAGAAAAGACTGTTACAGACTTAGAAAAGAAGATTGAGACAAGCCCTCAAGGTCAGGCAATACCTGCCACAGAAAGACCAAAGGTACTATCATCTGATGAGAAGCAAGCAATCGGAAGCCAAGAGACAACTCAAGGACAAAGAGAAGCCCTTCAAACTAGCGTTAATAACAGAAAAGCGGAGCTTGATGAAAAACGCAAAATGCTTCGTAGGTTAAAAGCTAGAAAAGCACCTAGACCTCAAGTTGATCAGGTTGCAATAAGAGAACTTGAGAATGACATAGAAAGATTAAAATACTTTATTAAGTCTGCTCAGTCTAAGATAGATGCTCCATCATCTCCAGTGCAGGTTGCTCCAGAGGCCAAGCAAGCCAAGACAGCTAGAACAGTCGCTGATCTGGCACTAAACAGAAGAAAGAGTGATGTCTTTACAGCTAAAGAGCAGCAGGTATTTAACGCTTTAAGAAAGCGTCTTACAAGGCTTGGTCTTAGAGATGTTAATCTGACTGTAGAAAAAACTCTTGCTAGAACTGTAAACATCAATGGTCAAAATGTTCATGTAGACCCAGAAGGTCAGTTTGATGCTAAGGATGGCAATAGAATTATATCTTTAGCAATGGAGGCTGTTGACCCTAACGCAACAGCGCAGGAGCAGTTCGATGCCCTAAAAGGTATAATGAACCATGAGGTTATACACGCTCTTAAAAATCTTGGCTTATTTACAAAACAGGAATACGCATCATTAGTAAAAGCTGCCAAAGCTAAAAAGTATGTTGCTATAAAAGATGGTGTGCCAACCGAAAGAAAGTATTCTTACTACGACAGAGCAAGATCTATGTATGAAGGCATAGGTGCATCTGAGGCAACCATAGAAGAAGAAGCAGTAGCAGAGCTATTTAGAGACTATGCAGATAATAAGATTAAACTATCTGGCAAGCCTCGAACACTCATGCAGCGCATCAAAGATTTCTTTGTTGGTATAGTTAAAGGCAACAATGATGTAGGTATATCTAGTGTAGAAGACATATTCGATAACATAAGAAGTGGGAACATAGGGGCTAGAGGCATCATCTCATCTGAGAAGCGGCCTTTCCAAATGATTTTAAATAGAGACTTTGGAGACCCAGAAGGTGACGTTGAATCTCAGTCGTTAGCCTTCTCACTTAAGAACTTCACTCCTAAGCTTCCGTTTGCTCCAGATGGCGCAAGAGCGCACAAGCTCCCACATCAATTATTGATAGAGGGATCAGGCAGACCAGAAACCATACAGGTTACTCAAAAGTATACCAGAGGTAATGCCGAAAGAAATAATAGTTCAATTGAACAAATTTTAGAGCAGCATCCAAACGCTACAGATTCTGTGCAAAATTGGATGGACGCAATGCAAGATGCTTTTGGTGGTGAATACATTCCTGCTCCACCGTTGGTTGCTATACAGTATAGCTCTTCTCCTGAAGCTATGGCTGAGAAGCTTAAAGATTTAACACCAGAGCTGAGAAAAGGTGTAGATGAAGGCTTTAAGCATGTAAAAGATCTTCAGAACATATATAGCAGTGGTAATGCCACACCTCGAATGACCCTAGATTTATTTATATGGGGAATACTTTCAAGAGGTGCGGGGCCAGTTCAGCAAGAGTCAGCATATATAGATATAATTGATCAAGCCCACCCATTATTAGAAAAAGCTGCTCGTGAACCATTGACAGAAGACGACCTTGATCGATGGATGCTTGAAGTTTCTACATCAATTCCTGAAGGGTCACCCGGTAAACAAGTTACTATGAACGTAAATGCAGCAGCAAAACTAGTTTCTGCAATGTCACAAATGGTTCCTAATACAAACAGAACAACTCTTGATTTAGTTCACGAACAAATGATAGACGCAAATGTTTCAGCATCTGATATAAGAGAAACATTTCTTGCAAATACAGAGGGCGCAGGAATAGATAACAAAGTGTTATCTTTTATCCTTCTTGTTGCAGGTAAAGATGATGTTCTCGTTATGGATAGAATACAAGGCAGACATCTGTGGGATGATGGCAGATATGGTGGTTCTAATATTTATGATGGTATAGGGCCAAATAATGAAGGTCTTAACGGAATATTTAGAGGCCCAAGGGGTATTCTTGTCACTCGTATGCTTGAGAATGGTATGCGTAAAAATATTGATAAAGCTTACGAACTTGTCGGCAGACCACAAGACGCTTCTCTTGGCAGATTTCATTGGGAGACTTGGGTTATCGAGGGAGAGCAAGTTGTTAACCACGGCTCTCTAAAAGCGATCATAGACAGAACCACTGTTGGAACTAGGGTGACGGAAGGTAAAACAGATACATTTTCTTCAAACATGACTTACATGAGAGGACTGAATGCTACTGTTGTAGAGTATCCTTTGTCAGATGGTGATGTGGTTTATATGACGCCTCAGACATTTAAAGATTTTACTAATGAAATGTCTAATGATGCCAAAAAGAAAAACTCTAAAACAGGTATATTTAAACAAGGTAATTTTAAAGTAAGTTCAAGAGCCGACATCCCTTGGTTTGAAAGGGTGGATGAAATAGACAGAGGCTCTATAGATAAATTAGCAAGGGAGTATGAAGATGCAAAACCCAATGGCTCAGTTCTTAGAAGCGATGAGAGGACTGGAAAAAACAAGGACGCCTCTAGAAGAGGGAACTCAGACCTCGACAGAAGATACAGCCTCGGCTTCCTCACAACAACAGACACAGAAAGACTCCTCAAAGAAAAGCAATTAAAGGTTCGAAGGGACGAAAAGATTGGAGGCTTAAAAGGGTTTATACAAAATAATCCTGATGGCTTTACAATAAGCCCAGAAACAATGGAGCCAGTGTCTGGTGGCTTTGTTGTTGCCCCATTAAAAGAAGCAGAGATTATAGTTGGTCAAGAATTACCTGAGCAGGTTTTGATTGATTATATTGAGGATAACAAGGCGATAGCAGAGGCCACTGGGAGAGATGTTTATCTTGGTGGTTGGTTCGATACTGAATCAAACCAATATTTCTTAGACAATACCCTTATAGTAGACAGTAAGGAAGAAGCATTGTATATTGCTGAAGCGTCAGAGCAGTTAGCAATATTTGATTTAAATACATTCGAAGAGGTCAGAACAAATGACGGAATCTCAGAACTCAAACAAAGTGGTGCTTACAAAAGTGACACCGCAATCGGATACAAAAGAAACGCTGAAGAAATTGGTAGACGCTTTGCAGAAGCAAGGGATCAACGTAAT